TACTAGGAATAGGATTAGCTGGATGTAATACAAATGTTTGCCCTGATAAAACAACAGTAGAAGTTGGTGTAACAGAAACAGATAGTAAGAACGATAAGCTACAAGAAAAGAAATCTATCACTCAAACTTGGAAATGGGGAAAAAGTAAATGCCAAGAAAGATAAAAAAGCTTATAGTTAAATTAAGAATGTTGTATGCCGATATAAGAGGACATCATGGTAAAAGATGGGATTACGAACCATCAGAACATTACTTAGGAAAAAAAAGGAAGCATGGCAGATAAATTAATGACATTACTTGTTGGATTGCTTATTGCTCTTGGTGGATGGAGTCTTTCTCGTACATTTGAACTTTCAACTATACAAGCAGTACATGAAGATAAGGTTCAAAAATTAGAAAGAATAGTAGATAAATTAATTGTTAAAATGGATGATTTAAAAGATAAAGAAAAAGAAATCATAGAACAACATAAAAAATTATTTGAAGTTTTAGAAAACAATTCAACAACAGGGTATAATTATAACTAATGAATAAACCTTTAAAAATTTCAGATGAAGCATCAGTTCAAATGCCAATGAAAACAGTTGCTAGTTTGATTGCGATGGTTGCGATTGGAACATGGGCTTATTTTGGTATTATTGAAACTCAAAACAAACTTTCAACAGAAGTAGAATTAATGCAAAAAGATTTAACTGAAAATACAGAATTTAGAATCAAGTGGCCAAGAGGTCAATTAGGTTCGCTTCCAGCAGACTCAGAACAATTTATGATGATTAGGATTTATATAAAACTACCGATAAGTTAAATAAACATATTGAATCTATGGCTTTAAACAAAGTAAATATAGAATTTTTAAGAAGACAAATGGATAAAGTTTTAGAAGATATAGAAAAACTAAAAGATCAAAATAGAGAAATGCACTATAAAAATGGAAATGGAACGCACTAAATGGAAACAGTTATAGCATTATTAATGTTTGTAAATTTTGAAATTAAGGAACATAGAATCCAAGATTCAATGGGTATGTGTCTTCGTGGGAAGCGAGAAGCTGAACGACAGTATAGCGAAACAGTTACTTATAAATGTATAAAAACTAAAGCTGAAATAGAATTAAATATTGATGGAACTAAATCAATTAAAAAGATTGTATTAAAATAATATGACAGACGAAGATAGGACATACGAAAACGAAGTGAGAATTTATAATGATAGATTGGGTAGTAGAAAAGATAGGAAAGATAGCAAGGTCAATATTCCATTGGTCGTGGAGAGTACAAACCCACAGGAAGTATTACAAGAAAAGGAAGAATGAGAAATGAATTTCTTATTAACTATGTTGATATGTGCAAATACAGCACAGGGAATACAATGCTTTCCACCTATCAAGTTTGATATTTTATATAAAGATGGATATGATTGTATGGTAGATGGTTATATAAAATCACATGAAAAATTCGTTGAAATAGGTAGGGATGAAATTAACAAAAATAAGATATTCATAAAGTTTGGTTGTTATGAAGATTTCTCTAACAAAAAGTCAACATAAAGTAAGTCAATCTAAAAAAAGATTCAGAGTTCTTATATCAGGTAGAAGATTTGGTAAGACCTATCTTTGTATTACTGAAATGATGAAGTATGCAACGAAACCTTTACAGAATATCTGGTATGTTGCACCGACCTTTAAGATGGCTAAAGAAATATGCTGGTCTAATCTTAAAATAATTCTAAACGAGTTTAATTGGATAGAAGATATTAACGAAACAAATCTAACCATAAGAATTAAGAAATCTAATAGTGTTATAAGCTTAAAATCAGCAGATCAACCTGATGCTTTAAGAGGTACAGGAATTAACTTTTTAATATTAGATGAGTTTGCTGATATTGATAAACGAACATGGTTTGAAGTATTAAGGGCATCTGTAGCTGACACTTTAGGAGATGTTTTATTTACAGGAACTCCAAGAGGTTATGGTAATTGGTCTTATGAAATGTATCTTAAAGGAAAGCAAGATGAAGAATGGGAGAGTTTTCAATTTACCACACTAGATGGTGGAATGGTTGATAAGCGAGAACTTGAACAAGCTAGACTAGACTTAGATGTTAGAACATTTAGACAAGAGTTTGAGGGTACATTTGAGAACTATGCTGGTGCTGTTTATTATAACTTCCATCCTGTTGAAAGTGTTAATGATAAACAAATAGATTGGAAGAAACCTTTACATATTGGAATGGACTTCAATGTTGACCCAATGTCTGCTTGTGTAGCACAAATAGAAAAAGAAAAGATTTATTTTGTTGATGAGATAGTGATTTATTCAAGTAATACTGATGAAATGTGCCAAGAAATACATGATAGATATGGAACTAAAATACCTATCTTTATATATCCTGACCCAGCTTCAAGACAAAGAAAAACATCTGCTGGTGGGAGAACAGATTTAAGTATTTTACAAAATGCTGGATTCAAAGTTAAAGCAAAATTTAAACACTCAGCAATTCGTGATAGAGTCAATGCAGTTAATTCAAGACTCAAAGATTCTTTAGGAAAGAGATATATTTTTGTTTCACAATCTTGCAAAACATTGATAAAAGGATTACAAAGACAGATATACAAGGAGAATACAAATATTCCTGATAAGGAAGATGGTTACGACCACATGAATGATGCTTTGGGTTATTTAATAGATTATGTAAAACCCTTGACTATACAAGCACCATTTAGGCAACCTGAAAGATGGAATATTAAACAAAGGCAATATGGCATACAGCAAAGATCAAACAATAGATACTCATAAAGATTTCAAAGAAGCAATAAGTAATTGGGAATATTATATTAGATCATATAATGGTGGGTATGATTATATGGTTGGTCAATATCTTAATAGATATAATTTAGAACTTGACAACGAGTTTAATCAAAGACTTGCAAATACTCCTTGCGACAATCATTGTAAAAATATTATTCAAATTTATTCTTCATTTCTTTTTAGAGTAAAAGCTTCAAGAGATTTTGGAGATATGGCAGATGAATCTAGTTTAGAAACTTTTATGAAAGATACTGACCTAGATGGAAATAATTTTACAACAGTTATGAAACAAGCACAAAATTATTCAGCAATATATGGACATTGTTTTTTAATTTTGGACAAACCTAAAGTTATTACAAAAACAAAAGCCGATGAATTACAACAAGACATAAGACCTTATCTTTCTATTATAACTCCTGAAAATGTTTTAGATTGGAATTATAAAAGAGAGGTAAATGGAAAATACTCTTTGGATTATTTAAAAGTGCGAGAAGAAGTTGATAGAAGTGGTGGAACTTATTATAGAATGTGGTTTCCTGATAGAATAGATACTGTTTATTTAAAAGCAGATGGTTCAGAACCAACTTTAATAGATACTGCCGATAATCAGATTGGTAAGATTCCAGCAGTTATCTTGTACAATGCCAAATCGCACAAAAGAGGTATTGGCCAATCTGACCTAACTGATATAGCTGATTTGCAGAAAGCAATCTACAATGAGTTCTCTGAAATAGAGCAACTTATTAGATTAACAAATCATCCATCATTAGTTAAGACTCCATCGGTAAATGCTAGTGCTGGTGCTGGTGCAATAATAGAAATGCCTGAAGAAATAGAACCAAATCTAAAACCATATCTATTACAGCCATCAGGTTCTAACCTACAATCCATTATGGATTCAATAAGTAAAAAGGTTGAATCAATAAATAGAATTGCACACACAGGAGCAGTAAGAACAACTAAAACAGCAGTATCAAGTGGAATAGCTTTACAAACAGAATTTGAATTACTTAATGCTAGACTATCTGAAAAAGCAGATAACCTACAATTAGCTGAAGAACAATTATTTAAACTTTATGCTCTATTCCAAAACACAGAATTTAATGGAGAAATAAATTACCCTGATTCATTTAACATAAGAGATTATGCTTCAGATTTAGTTTATTACCAACAAGCAAAATCTATGAATATTGGCTCTCCTACATTTAGCAAAGAAGTTGATAAAGAAATTGCAAGAGCAGTAATTGATGATGACTCAAAACTAAATGAGATATTTGAAGAAATAGATACAAAGTCTGAAGTTGGAGAATTTACCCAAGACGAAGTACAACAAGAAACAGTAGCCGAAGAACAGATATAATGAATGTCGGATATAGTACAAGAATTAACGAAATACAGAATAACAGGTATTGAAAAAGCCGAAGTTGAATATTACGAAGCATTAACAAGAGCCTTAGACAAAATAGAAGAACAAATAGTTTCTTTAGCAGATAAATCACTTCCTAGAACTGCTGGTAAGCTTATTGAACTACAAAGTGCAGTAGCAATAAGACCAAAGATAAAAGCAATACTTGATAAAGAATATTTACCCTTTGCAGACAGAGTTGTTAGAAAAGGTTTTGGAGAACAAGCTAAAAGAATTGAAAGACAATTTAAAACAATAGGTATTATACCACCTGAATTTCAAGAATTAACTAAGGGAGATTTAGC